TCAGAGCGCTCGGTAGGACGCGGGGCCGATGATGTGGATGAACGGCATGCCGAAGAGGAGCGCGACGATCTCGTAGAGCGCGACGAGCGCGACGATGGCGAGGTAGAGCTTCTGGACGTTCGCCGGGACCGGATAGCCGAACGAGTTCATGAACCACACGATCACCGCGCCGACGAGGAGCATGACGGCGACGACGATGGCAACGTCGATAAGGCCGAGGAGGAGACCGCTGAGGCTCATCGAATCCTCCGTTTCGCGAAACGGCGTTTGGAAGGCCAAGGAGGCCTGTCGAGGTCCGGTCAGCTAGGAGCGTAGCCGGGAGGGTCCGAATCGCCGCCTAGCCCGGCTTGAACGACGTTCTCGCGCCGGTCGCGGCGCTCGGAAGCGGCGAGGGAGCCGGGATCAGAGGCTCGGACCCGCCGCTTCCTTCCTGCGCAGGCTAGGAACCCGGCTCGCGCGGGGCAGCACCTAGGCGATCAGCGTCGAGATGTCGACCTTCGGACGGCGATCTCCGGCGCGCAGGCCCATCGCCATGGCGAGCGCGACCGCGCCGTCGATGCGGAAGCGCGCCTTGTCCTTGTCGAGCTTCCGGTTGCCTGCGGCGTCCATCGTCGCGACCGCGTTCGAGATGTTCCAGTTGAGGATCGGATGATTAGCGTGAACGAGCGTGTGCTCGAAGATCGCCAGCTCCAGCGCGTCGATGGCGGGCGCCATGTCCTTGAAGCCCTGGCCCCACGGCACGAGGCGCAAGCCGTCGCCCTTCTCGCCTTCCTTGAAGGCACGCAGGCCGACGCCGTCGAACTCACGGAGGAGGTCGTTGATCCGCCAACGGTCGTAGGCGAGGCCGAGGACCTTGTAGCGCTCGGACAGCTCGGCGATCTTGAGCGCGATCACGCTCGGATCAATCGAGCGGCCCGGCGAGCGGAGCAGGAGGCCGGTCTCGGCCCACGTCGCATAGCGCGTGTCGCCCGCGCCGAAGTCGCGCCGCGAGTGCTCGCGCAAGAGCTGCTCGGGCTTCCAGAAGAAGGGCTGAACGCGGCAGGGCTCGTCGACGGAGACCATGACGAGCGCCGAGAGGTCGAGGACGCTCGACAAGTCGAGCGCGAGGTAGACCGACTCGCGCTCGGCGAAGCTGACCTCGCCGACGCATTCGAGCCACTCGACGCGCGAGAGGAGCGGCGAGGACGGCGAGACGCGCTGGTTGAGGAAGAGGTTGCGGACCTTCGGCTCCTCGGCGGGAAGCCTGATCGCCTTCCTGATCGCCGTCGCGAGGTCCTCGCGGTCGCGGAAGGCGCCGAGCGCCGGATTCGCCTGCCGCCACTGCTTCTCGTCGTCAAGCTCACACTCCTCGTCGGCGGCGTAGAGGTGGCAGAGGATCGACGGGTCCGTCTTCGACAAGCCGTCATCAATGAGCTTCGAGAGGATGTGCTCGGGATCGTTCGACTGCGTCGAGATGGTGATGAAGAGCGGCTCGGCGGCGGCGCCGAAGGAGGTGTCGAAGACGTCATAGAGCGTTCGGCTCTTCGCCTGCGCAAGCTCGTCGTAGATGACCACGGTCGGCAGCAGGCCGTGCTTGGTTCCGGCCTCGGCGCTCACGGCGCGGTAGACGGAGCCGGTCGAGCGACCGATCATCGTCTTCGTCGACGGCACGAGGTCGACCTTGGCGCGCAATTCCGCGTCGAGGTCGACGAGCTGCTTGGCGAACTTGTAGACGATTGAGGCTTGCTCGCGGTCGTTCGCGGCGGAGTAGATTTCACCGTGCGGCCTCGCCTCGGGACCGACGAGGTGAGCGAGGACGATGCCGGCGATCAGCGCCGTCTTGCCGTTCTTGCGCGCCACGGAGAGGATGGCGCGGCGGACGACGCGAATGCCGTTCTCGTGCGGCTCGTAGATGTCGCGGATGAAGCGCTTCTGCCAGGCCATCAGCTTGAAGGGCTCGCCCTGGCCCTTGCCCGACGGGATCGTCAGGCACTCGATGAAGTCGATGACGTTCTTGGCGCGCGTCCGGTCGAGGCTCGCGCGGCCTCGCGAGCGTCGCCGCGTGCCGGGCTCGACGAGGCTCATGCGAGGAGGTCTCCGAAGCGGCTCGTCTTTTCGCCGCCGCTACCTGAGAGGCCGACGCCCGAGAGGCGAGCGCGAGCGAGCGCGGAGATGCCGAGCAGCATCGCGGCTTGGAGGAAGGTCCCGGCGCATCGCCTGCTGGTGCGGATGAGCGGGTTCTCAATCGGCGGTCCGTCCTTGCCGACCTTGATCCACAAGCCGCGCACGAGCGGATCGTTCTTGCGCATCTTGGCGAGCGCCTCCTCGGCGTCGCGCCAGTGACCGTAGGCGACGCAGTAGGCTTCGAGGATCGAGAGGTCGACCGGCGTGACGAGCCGGAGGCGATGAAGCTCGGGCGCGACGCGCCGCCACTCCGCCGCGCCTTCGCCTTCGATCCACGGCGGCGGCTCGGGCACGTCGTCGCTCTGCCTCGGCTCCGGCTCGCGCTCGGGCAAGGCGCGCTTGCCGGGATTGCCGCGCAGCAGCTTCAGGTAGGTTGGTTGTGGGTGTCTGGCCATCGTCTTCGTTTCAGCTTTCTCTATCACGCTACGTGAACTGGAAGGAGGAACGCATGTTCGACAAACGCCAACTCGTCAACATCGTCGGGCGCGAGGCGCGGCGGCTCACGGGCCGCGAGTATCAGATCGACTGGCCGCTCCTCGACCTCGACAGCCTGCGCGAGGTTCAGCGCTTGCTGCGTGATCTCGAGTTCGAGAAGACGGCGGCGGTGACGCGTGCCAAGCGCATGCCGTGGAGGCGCTGACCTTGCCAAGCATAAACATCAAATTAAGCCCTGACGTTAAGTCGCCAAGTCGCCGTCCCGTGATCGTCGGTCAGGCGCCGGGAGCGCGCGCGATCCGCTCGCCGCTCTCCGGCCTCTCTGGCCGTCGCCTCGCGACCTTCGCGGGCCTCGACCTCGCCGACTTCCTCGTCGCCTTCGAGCGCGTCAACCTGATCGAGGCCTTCCCCGGCAAGGCTGGGAAAGGCGATGCCTTTCCGATTGCTGTGGCGCGCGCCGCTTGGGCGGAGCTGCGACCGCGCCTCGCGGGCCGCGACGTGATCCTCCTCGGTCGCGGCGTCGCGCGCGCCGCGAGCCACAAGGCGCCACCCTTCGCGTGGCTCGTCTACGCGGACAAGACGCGGATCGCGCTCTGCCCGCATCCTTCCGGCGTCAACCGCTGGTGGAACGTCGCGCCGCACGGTCGCGCCGCGCGCCGCTTCTGGCGCGACCTCGCGCAGGCGCGCCTTCGGCGGCGTCGAGCGCGGCGGCGACCTCGACGGCGACGGCGCGCATCATCAAAGGCGGCACGGCGCGACCCAAGCGCTCCCACTGCTGCGCATAGGTCCCGGTGAGCCGGAAGTCGTCGGGGAAAGCGCAGATGCGCTTGAGTTCCGCGATGGTGAACTTGCGCGGCTCGGACGGGTGGATGACGCTCGCGATGCCGGGCTCGCCGCCCGCCGCCGTGACCGTCGGACATGGCGCGTCGGCGTTGGCGCGAACGAGGTTCAGGTACTTGTCGGACGCCTGTCCCGGCGCGAGCTTCATCGCCTCCTTGCCGATGGCGAAGCGCGAGATGTTCGGCGGCTCGACGACCTCGAACTGGAAGGGCGCGAGGCCGAGCGTGTCGCCGCCCATCACCGTCGGCAAAGGCCGGTCGAGGCTCAGCGTCTTGCCCTTCGCGTCAAAGGGCGCCTTGTTGCCGCCTCTGAGCGTCGCGTCGCGAGCCGCGAGCGTCCGCTGCGCCTGGATCGTCGCGGCGGGAAGCGCCGCGTCGCCGTAAGCGTGCCGGTTGAAGCCGTTCGCGCCTTCGAGCGAGCCGAGCCAAGGACAAGCGTCGCGGACGCTGTAGCGGAAGGCGAGCGGCGCCGGATGACGCGGCTCGACGGCGAGGTCCTCGCGGACGCCGACGAAGATCGCGCGCAGCCGCGCTTGCGGAACGCCGAGCCACTGCGCGTCGAGGAGCTTGACGGCGACGCGATAGCCACACGACTTGAGCTCACGGAGAATCTCGATGAAGTATCCCTTCGAGACGCCCTTGACGAGACCGCTGACGTTCTCGGCGACGAAGGCCTTCGGCTTCACTCCGCGGAGCAGGCGCGCATACTCGAAGAACAGATCATCGGAGCGCTGCGTCGTGTCGCTGTATTTGCGGACCTTGCCCCAAGTGAGCGAGCGCCGCCCGGCGGTCGAGAACGAGGCGCACGGCGGCGAGCCGTCGAGCACGTCGAGTTCGCCAGCGGCAAGGCCCGCAGCGTCGAGGAGGTCCTCCGGCTTGAGGTCACGCACGTCGCGCCGGTCGATGACCGTCCCGGCGCGCGCGTTGAGCGCGTAGACGTCAGCCGCCGCGTCGATGAACTCGTTCGCCCAAGCGACGCGGAAGCCCGCGAGACGATAGCCGAGCGAGGAGCCGCCGCAGCCGGCGAACAGCGAGGCGACGCGGCGACCGTTCCACGGCGTCGCCTCGATCTCGCCCATCGACGGGACGCGGTAGGGTAGCTTGGCGATCCGGCCCATCACGGCTTCTCGCGCACGAAGCCCGCGAAGTCGCCGAAGCGGAAGACCTCGACGAAGCCGGGCAAGTCGACGCTGCGCATCGGACGCTGAACGCCCGCGATGGACAGCTCCTTGCGGATGATCTCCTCCGGCGCCGCGCCCGCCTCGTACTTCGCCGCGAGCGTGAGCCGATAGTTGACCGTGCCGAGGTAGCCTTGGCGCGGCTCGAACTTGTCGAAGACGATCACCGCGCCGCCGAGGCGGACGGCGTCGACGAGCCGCTCGACGAGCGCCGCGCGGTCCGCGACCGGAACGAACATCAGCGAGAGGAAGCAGACGACGAGGTCGGGCGCGTGGCGCCGGAAGTCGAACTCGCGCGCATCCTTGACGATGAACTGGCCGGGCGCGTCGTAGACACGCGCCATCTCGGACGAGTTGTCGATGCCGATCAGGCTCGCCTCACGGGCGGCGAGCATCGGCGCGAGCGCGCGACCGACGTTGCCGGTCGAGCAGCCCACGTCGATCACCGTGCCGCCCTGCGGGACGTAGTGCCGGGCGAAGTGCGCGAGCGCGCCGGTCGCGATGTCGTACCACGGGAGCTGCTCGCGGACGTGCCGGTCGAAGGCCTCGGCGACGTGCTTCGAGCGGAACGTCCACTCGCGCGGGATCGTGAGCGTCGGCGCCGCCTCGGCAGCACCGGAGCGCGCGAGCTTCGCCATCGCCTTATGCCTCGCCGCCATCGCCTGCCTCCTTCGCGTCCTTCGCCACGCGCGTCGAGCCGCTCCAAACGTAGCCACACTTCGGACACTGGTGGTCCGTCTCGATGTCCTCACCGACGGCGCGGAAGTCCTCGGGACGACCATCGGCGAGCATCTTCTCAAGCTCCTCGGCGGAAAAGCCCATCAGGCCGATCTCGAAGCCAAGCTCCTTCAGGTCGCTGACTTCGAGGCCGAGGAGCGCTTGGTTCCAACTCGCGTTCAAGGCGAGCTGATTGTCGGCGATCAGGTAAGCGCGCTTCTGCTCGTCGGACCAGCCGCGAGCGATGACGACCGGCACCTCAACGAGGCCCAAGTGGTCCGCAGCCATCACTCTGCCGTGGCCAGCGATGATAACTCCTGCCTCATCGACGAGGACCGGGACGGTAAAGCCCCACTGCCGGATCGAGGCCGCGATCTGCCTGACCTGCTCGTCCGAGTGCGTGCGAGCGTTCCGCGCGCTCGGCACGAGTGACAGGAGCGCTCGCCGCTCGACCTTGTCGGCAGGCCACTCGGGACCGGCGTGACCGTTCGGGACCATGTCAACCATCTGGTGTTCCGCGATTTGCCGATTCTGCGGCGACGCGCGCGAAAGAGGCCCGCGCCGGAACGTTCGCGGGGTTGTTTTTTTCGTCACCGCCCCCCCGCCGTAGTCCGTCGCCGCCGCGCGTCCCCCGATCCCCCCTCTCGAATGTTTCACGTGAAACGTTTTCGCGACGAGGCACTCGTCTTGCGCGAGCTGATACTGGCAGATGCCCGGGCAGCGTCGCCTCGGATAGCGCCAGCAGCGTGGGAGAGCTTGCGTCCTCACGAGCTGGTGCCGCTCGGCGGCTCGTAGTTGTCGAGATGAACGTCCTCGCCGCGCAAGATGGCGCGGCAGAACTCGGGAACATTGTTTTGTGGTTCGCCCATCTCAGCGAGTTCCTCACCGTGCGCGGCGATCTCTTCGAGCGCTCGTTGGAAGAGCGCGAGCAAGTAGAGCCGATCCTTCGCTTCGGGCATCACTGCACGCAGCCGGTCGGCGGACACGTGTCGTCCTGCCAGTAGTCGCTGTGGTAGTTCGAGCGCGAAGCGTGGTTCGCCATCGCGGCTCCGCTCACGAGCACGGCGAGGATCGTCGCCAGGATCAGCTTCGTCATCAGCGGCCTCCTTGGGTTGGCACGCGGTTGAACGGATGGCGCGGATCGGTCGGCAGGCCGTCGTCGTCGACCTTCGGCGAGTAGCCGTGGAGGTCGTCCGCCCACTTGCGATCGTGGCACGTCTTGCAGAGCGATTGGAGCTTGCCGAGACGGAAGCTATTCCAGTTGCCACG